TAATTTGGAATTTAAAAGGTAGAAAATGATTGAAACAGTAAATCCTTGGCCTACTGTTATTTTTAAAGAACACTACGATGGTTTTGGTCCCGAGCATGTAGAAGCCGCACGTGACATATTGAACGGAGCAGTTGACAATGGCCATATATGGCTAGAGGATGGAGATGCTCGTAGTTCTGTAACTAATCAAGAAATGTCTCCGGTTAGACATCCTGCGTTCAAAGATTTTTATGCGTGGCAACAGAAAAAGGTAGGAGAAATACTGTTAGAAAAAATGCATCTAGCAGAAAATATTCCTTATTGGGTTTCTAACTGTTGGGTAAATGTTCACGGCAAGGGCGGGTTGACTAAAACACATAGTCACGGAATGAGTGTGTTAAGCATCGCGGCATATATACAAATGCCAGATAATGGAGGATTTATCGAATTTCGAGATCCTTTATTTGAAATGCACAGCATACATAAAAAAGCCAAAGATTACGATGTTCAAGAATACTCTGCTGTTCCCGCAGTAACCGGTGATGTGCTATTTTTCTTTGGATGGTTACATCATAGAACACAACCAAATCAGAGTGAACAAGAACGTTGGGTTTTAACAACTAATTATACATGTGTGCGACACGAGGAACTGAAATGATAACAATTAAAAATTTAATAAATGCTTGGAAATCTTTTAAAAGCAAAAGAGCTACCAAACAAGAAGCAAAGAACTATAGAGTAAAGCCAGAACCGCTCGATCCAAAAGAGGCCGCTACAGCAAAACAAGAACCATATGTTTCTGTATTAACCACACACGTTAATAAAGAGAATATTAGAAATGGCTTTTTTGAACTTGACTGGAATGAGTTTTTTATTATACAATTAAGAGAAGCTGGTTATCGCGGAGACAGCGAAGAAGCAATAGTCGATGCATGGTTTAAAGATCTATGTAGAGACGTTGCAATGGAAGAACAAGTAACCATGGACCGTAGAGGTGCTGGTTTTATAAACGTAACAAGCATCGGAAACGGTAGATCGGAAATTAGTTAATGACTTATATTTTGGTAGATACGGCAAATACATTTTTCCGTGCAAGACATGTTGTGCGTGGAGACATATCCGAAAAGGTCGGAATGAGCTTGCACGTGTTGTTAAACTCTGTTCGTAAAGCATGGAAAGACTTTAACGGAAGTCATGTCATATTCTGCCTAGAAGGTCGAAGCTGGCGTAAGGATCATTACGAGCCATATAAGCGTAACAGACAAGTGGCCCGCGATGCATTGAGTCCACGTGACGCAGAAGAAGATAAAGTATTCTGGGAAACATTTGATGATTTTAAAACCTTTATCAATGAAAAGACAAATTGTACAGTACTACAGCATTCACAGCTAGAAGCCGACGATTTAATTGCAGGTTTCATTCAAGCACATCCAAATGACGATCACGTTATTATTTCAACAGACGGTGATTTTGCACAGTTAATTGCACCCAATGTACGACAGTACAATGGTGTATCAGGTATTACAACAACTCACGAAGGGTACTTTGATGAAAAAGGCAAATCTGTTATTGACAAGAAAACAGGAGCTCCCAAGGCTCCTCCAGAGCCCGAATGGCTCTTATTCGAAAAGTGTATGCGTGGAGACACGTCCGACAACATCTTTTCTGCTTATCCCGGAGTCCGAGAGAAAGGCACTAAGAACAAAGTGGGCCTTAGAGAAGCGTTTGCAGACAGAAACTCAAAAGGATATAATTGGAATAATCTAATGCTTCAGAAGTGGGTTGATCATGAGGGCGTAGAACACAGAGTTCTAGATGACTATCATCGCAATGTAAAATTATGCGATCTTACAGCACAGCCCGATGAAATTAAAATCATCATTGCAGAAGCTATTGCGGCAGAAATTAGTAAACAGAAAAATTTACCACAGGTTGGAATTCGACTAATTAAATTTGCAAGTACTTATGATTTGATAAAAGTTACAGAGCAGATAGAAAGTTATGCAGACCCATTTGCGGCAAGATACGTGCAGGTTTAAATATACTTGCGAACACAAACACATTTATTGCAGACACGAGGAAATTATGACAGAAGCACAAGCTAAACCAGTTATAGACGGTAAGTTTTGGATAGTAGAAGCAGAGGGTGAAAAATTAGGCACTTTAAGCAAGGAGAAAAAAGGTTACTCCTTTATGCGTAAAGGGCAGAAAGTTGATATTACAGATCTAGCAGTTTTTAAAACTCTGTTTGGTATTACAATCAACGAAGAACAACTTAAAAAAGAGAGATCTAAAAAAGCTGTACAGGACAATACTGTTAGCAAAGACCACTCGATTTATGAATTCCCTTGCTCAAGCAAACCATTTAATCCAGTATATGATGTTCGTAAAAAGCTACCGATTTACTCAAAAAGCGACAAATCAAAGAGCCAATATTGTGCTGGTTACTATGTAATCAAGTTTAGAAAGGGCTGGGTAAAGAGTTTTTGTCCAAAATTAATCACACTAGAACGTTATGATCACAGAGGTCCTTTTAAAACAGAAATCGAAATGAAGACTGTGCTAACGGCTATGAACAAGTAATATGCAACCTTTAAACACAATTCCAGTAGAAAACTACCTAAACAAGGTCAGAATCGCTTCAAAATCGCATCAAAAAGTGGTCAATTTGCCTATAGATGAAGCAGAGCAACTTGCTACTAGTCTAAGTATTATAATGACACGTTTGAGTGGTGAATTAGACGCTATTCTAAATCAACTCCAAAATCAAACTCCCCAGGAAGAAGTAGTACAGGTCCAAATGGACGGCGGCGGGTTTTAACTACAACTATAATAAATAAGTGCGTATATTTGGAGACGCACTTATTATGAGCCGCCCTAAGCCTAAAGTATTATTAGAAATTACAAACAAGAAAAATTACAAAACAGAACAGGTTTTGGAAGCCGATGCCATCTGGGCAGTATTTTATAAGTCACGTCCTGTTAATCTAAAAACCACTAGTTTGATCGCACATCAGCTAGGACCAAAATACAAAAAGGTCAGCTTTTCAAATAGTGGCCACGCATTCAATCTTGCAGAAAAACTCAACAAGATGTTTAACTGTACAGATTTTTCAGTATTCAAATTAACCACCGGTGAAGAAATCAAACCTCAGTCCTAAGTATAACTTTACAGAAAATATCTATAACCAGATTTCTGTCAAGCCAAAAACTGTAGCGAGTTTTATGAATGTCTTTTGGAACAATCCCAGAGACAAAGAAGAAGGCGGATGGGGCATAACTGAATATGGACATAAGGTCCTGCAGGAGATTGGCCTTACATGTTATCCGATAGATCTTAGCCCAGATACTGTAATTACCAACCAAGTTCTAATATGGATGGATCGTTTCCTAGACGGACCGTGGTATTGGGAAAATAAAAAGACCTTGCATGTCTACAAAGAAAAAACTGCTTTTCAACTAATCCTCTTTTCAGGAGACCTCCACAAGTATGGCTGGAGCATGACTGAAAGTAAAAAGACGTTGTAAAAATACAACGGTTTGGTTTGTCCAAAACTCATTGACATTACTGCCAACAGGCGTTATACTATATACATAGTGAGCGTTACAAGTTTTCTATTTAAACACTTTTTAACTGAGGAATAAAATGGCAAAAACAGAAGTCAGTACTAACCGTACACAATCGCCTAACGAAGCCAAGGCGGCTATTCGTAAATGCTTTAAGGTAGGTCGTCCAGTATTCATGTGGGGTCCTCCGGGCATTGGCAAGTCAGATATTATCCACCAAATTGCGGCGGAAACAGAGCGTGATGTTATCGACGTTCGTTTAAGTTTGTGGGAGCCCACAGACATCAAAGGTATTCCTTTTTATCACCCAGAGCAAAAAACTATGCAATGGGCACCTCCAATCGAGCTACCTAGCGATCCAAACTCTACAGCAGTTTTATTCCTAGACGAGCTTAATTCAGCGGCTCCTGCTACACAAGCCGCGGCTTATCAACTTATCCTTAATCGCCGTGTAGGTACTTACTACTTGCCAAAAGGCGTTTCAATCGTTGCCGCAGGTAACAGAGAAGGTGATAAAGGCGTTACATATCGTATGCCTGCTCCGTTGGCTAATCGTTTCTTGCACTTAGAATTGAAGCCTAGTTTTGATGACTGGCAGGAATGGGCTGTTGCTAACAAGATCCATGAACAAGTTGTAGGTTATGTTGGCTTTGCTAAAAACGACTTGTATGACTATGATCCAAAATCTAGTTCACGTTCATTTGCTACTCCACGCTCTTGGTCATTTGTAAGCGATTTGTTAGGTGATGACGACTTGCCAGAAAGCACACTAACTGACTTAGTTGCAGGTGCGATTGGTGAAGGTCTTGCTGTTAAATTTATGGCTCACCGCAAGGTAGCTAAACAGATGCCTAAACCAGAAGATATTTTGGACGGCAAGGTTAAGAAGATGGACATCAAAGAAATTTCAGCGATGTACTCTTTGACAATTAGTATGTGCTACGAACTCCAAAGTTCTTGGGAAAAGAAAGCCAAGAATTGGAATGAAATGGCAGATAACTTCTTTGGGTTTATGATGGACAATTTTCCAACAGAGTTGGTTGTAATGGGTTCCAAAGTTGCGCTCACTAACTACCAATTACCGTTTGACGCTAGTAAGCTCAAGAACTTTGATAGGTTCCATGAGAACTACGGCAAATATGTAATGGTTGCAATGGAGAACTAAAAGGGGCCCTTCGGGGCCCTTTTTCATTTAAAAAAAAGGAAAATAAAATGGCAGTGAAATCTTGGTATTTGAGCATCGTTGATGCTAAAACACATAAACCTGTTTTCCATCAAATGTTTTTTACAGCACCTAAAATGAACGACTTTATTAAAGAAAAAGAGCTTTTGGAAAAATATCCTAAGCCAGAATTCTATTTTGTCAAAGAAAACTATTGACCTTTTGGTAAAAAGAATATATAATATTGTTATACACTGAACTTTTAGGAGTAAAAAATATGGCTGTTATGAAACAAGAAAAGACTGAAAAAGTAGACAAGACACGTGTCTATACAGATGCAGAAAAAAATAAAGTAATTGAAAAATTAACTACTGCACGTGTTGGTCTTTTACTTAAACATCCATTCTTTGGAAATCTAGCTACTCGCATGAAATTAGTTGATGCTAGCACATGGTGTTCAACTCTTGCAACAGATGGCCGTACTTTTTATTACAATGTAGGATTTGTAGATCAACTTACTCCACGTGAAGCAGAATTTGGCTTTGCACATGAAGTACTACACAATGTATTCGATCATATGGGTCGCCGTAACGAGCGAGATCCACAGTTATCAAATATCGCGGCAGACTATGCGGCCAATCAGATTCTTAAAGATGAGCGAATTGGTGACGTTCCGCACATGATTAAAATTTTCCAAGATGACAAATATCGCGGTTGGTCTTATGAAAAGATCTACGCAGATTTAGAGGAAAAGGCAATCAAGATTGACTTAAACCAATTAGGGGAATTGCTTGACGATCACTTAGATGATGAAGGTGACGGAGAAGGTGACGGAGAAGGCAAGGATGGCAACGGTGATAAAGAAGGTAAAGGTCGTCCAAAACTTACTCCAGAAGAAAAGAAAGCTATCCGAGACGAAATCAAAGAAGCAATGATTAGTGCCGCACAAGCCGCCGGCGCTGGTCGTGTGCCTGCAGGTATTGCTCGTATGATTAAAGACCTAACAGAGCCTAAGATGGATTGGCGTCAACTGTTGCGTATGCAGATCCAAAGTCTAATTAAAAACAACTTTAGTTTTGCTCGCCCAAATCGTAAATCGCAAATGTGCGGTGCTATTCTTCCTGGACTTATGAACGAAGAAACTATCGATGTGTCTTGTGCAATTGACATGTCTGGTAGTATTTCAGATGAACAAGCAAATGACTTCCTGTCAGAAGTTAAAGGCATTATGGAAGAATATCAAGACTTTAAATTGGATATTTGGTGCTTCGATACCGAGGTCTACAATTATCAATCTTATACAGGTGATTCAGCAGATGAGATCCATGACTATAAAGTCAAGGGTGGTGGTGGTACCGATTTTGATGCAAACTTCCGTTTCATGAAAGACGAAGATATCGTACCTAAAAAATTCATCATGTTTACTGACGGTTATCCATGCGGTAGCTGGGGTGATGAGGACTACTGCGATACGCTGTTTATTATCCACGGAACCGATTCCATAATCCCACCCTATGGTAACGTGGCCTACTATAAATAAAATAGGTACATTATGGCACTAGCTAGAAAAGAAGTTAATGCTCTTAATGTTTTAGGAGTAAGAAAGTTAGATCATATTCCAGACAATTTTACCAAATTGTCTATTAATGGAGTAGATACTACAGCATTGGAAAGCTGGGTTATGTATAACCTGGAAAGTAGGTTTGCTATTAAAAAAGGTCTTAAATTAGACCTTAATAACAAACTTACTGAAAACCAAGAAATAGGTATTGAGGATCCTAGAGAGATAACTATGCTTACCCTGGCGTGTCCACATTTACATAGGAGATAATAAAATGGCAGATACACAAGATCAAGGTCAAGCAGAACAACAAGCACAAGCTGATGCACAACAAGCACCGGCGACCGCTCCAGATTTAACTATTGCTGATCTTACAAACCTACGCTCAGTTATTGACGTAGCCGCACAGCGTGGTGCATTCCGTGCCGCTGAAATGAGTGCCGTTGGTGCAGTTTTCAACAAATTAAATTCATTCTTAGAAGCAGTTTATCCACAACAACTACCACCAAGCCCTGGTGTAACTGATGGCGTACAACAACCTGATCCTCAGGCTCAAGCCCCAGCACAAGCCCCAGCCGCTCAATAACAGGAGCCCATTATGAAACACATTGGTAAAATGAAAAACAATGGAGCGAAAATTGTCATTGTTTACCGTACTTTGCCAGGTGATCCCCATAGTGCCCTAGTAGTTGGTACACAAGGATTGACTGACATGTATCACGACGGCATGATGACTGTTGTCGAGAGCGATAGTGGTCAGCAAGCAAATGAACTAGCAGATGTATTAGCTGTTCGTAAATTTGCTGACGGAACAAATATGTTGGCATACTTACATACCAACGGACATCTTAAAAAAGTCCCAACAACACAGGTTACAGTTACTCCAAAAGTAAACTCAGACCATATTGCATT